ACTAGCTTCATTTATCTGCAAAGTCTTTTTTGTAAATTCATAACTAATGCCTTCCTCTGGTGTAGTACCACCGCGACGACTATCAGTAATAACTAACTTATGTCCACCACCGTGTGGACCACCACGTTCTATTTCCTCTACCTCTTTGGGTTTAAAAAACATAAGCACGTCAGCGTATCTGAGTATTCTATCACTATCAGCAATATCTTTTTGTCTATTAAGCTGATTAGCACACAAAAATGGTATTTGCAATTCACCAGCCATATCTTTTAATGAAGTTGTAACATCCCCGAGCAATTGATATTCCTTACGCTCCTTACTACCACCAGGAGGTTCTTTTATATAGTCAAAAATTGCTAACTCTATTCCTTCTACATGTCTATATTTATTATAAACAGCAGCTAGTTTTTCTACACTATATCCTGGCATATATTCGTGGAAAAATTTGCCTTTCTTTATAAGATCAATTGCTTGTTGTATATTATAATACTCTTGTTCAGTATATCCACCATGTCTAATTTTGCGTTCTGGAATACCGGACATCATAGCAACTACTCTAGTACGCCATTGCTCAAAAGGCATTTCAGTATCAACATAAAGAACTGGTTTCAAAAGTCTAAACGCTACATGAGCGCCTACATTGGATAAAAAAGTACTCTTACCATGTTTAGGTCTAGCACACAGAACTGTTAGAGTTCCAGGAACTAACCCGTCAATTCTTTTATCAAGGATATCAAACCCCGAACTCATACCACAGTACTCAACAGGGTTTTTACGGCGCTCTTCTATATAATCTACCAACCCATCCATTAAATTAGTAGCTTCTTTAACAGATTTGGATTTTAAAGATAAGTCCATAACATCCTTTGCAACACTTCCTATCATGTCCGCAGCACTTACATCTTCGTTAATCGCATCTTTACTTGTATTAAGTAGCCCTAACTGCAACCGCATATAAAGTTGGAACTTGGTGCTGGCATTCAACACCTTTTCTATGTAATATTCAATGTTAGTATCTGCTAAATCCATACCAATTACAGCATTTATATACTCATATCCACCAACATCTTTCATAACACCATTCTTATCAGCTTCATTTATTATCAACGATCCATCAAACCTAGATACACCTCGTCTAACTAATGACCCCATCATAACCCATATCAACCTATGCTCAGGACGTAGAAAGTCCTGATCTGATATAGACGACGCTATTATATAATAATTATCTATAGATTCAAAGCAATAAGAAAGCAAAGCCCTCTCATAAACCGCTTGACAAAACATTTCTTTAATTTTTTCTGACATTAAATTCTCCTTTCATCCTTACTAAACTTGAGCTCCGTGTCTCTTCTAGTCAACTCTCTTTTAAAAGCATTAATTAGTTCTATATAATATTTTTCTAAATTATCCGTCATCTTTAACTCCGACTCAAGCGCTTCTATATCTACCACTATTTTTTGTAACTCTGGATTTGCGTCTATAACTTTCTGACGCTTTTCAGCTTTAGTTCTTGCTTTTATATCAGATTGATTAATATAAGTATCTATAACTCTATTCTTCTGCATCAATTGTACCTTTGACTTATTTATCTGCGACGAGAAAAAAATTAAAAACTGTGCAAGACCTATAGCATATTTACTAATATCTGCTGACGGAACCGCTTCTAAATTTCTAGGATCAAACTCAAATATATCATTCATAAGACCTTCGTTCCTAGGCATTTTGTATACCATTAACTCTTTTGATCTGTTGTTTAAATATTGATTTACATCATTCATAGTTTATACCATCCACCTTATACCACTGGTTCCTGAATCTTTTTGCCAATCGTCAATAGGTTTTAACGCCCTTTCCAAAAGTTTAAATATCTTATCCAATAATTCATTAAGTCGCTTTAGAATCTTCACTGCGTTCCTCCCATATAGGAAATTTTCCAGTACAAAGATAGTCCCTGCACTTTTCTGATCTTAATTTACCATTTTCATCAGTATAAAATTCGTACCACTCGTGAAATTCAGAATAATATCCCATATTCATTTCAGGATCGTATTGTTTACATTCCCTAGACCTATCACAATATTTACTATCACCATGAATTGTCCCATCAGTTAATGGTACAAAATCAGGGCAATCTTTACACGCATCTACATCGTGAGGGTCTTTTCTTTCGGGAATTATTATTTCTGTCATCACACATCCCCCTTCCATATCATTTCGCCTACACCACATTTCCAACACATTACTTCTTGCTCATAATATACTATATTACCGCAATGTGCACATACCCAATAATCAGGTTGAAGTTCTCTACCTACTACTCTAACTAACATCCCTAATCTAATCCTAAGATTAATAATTGATTCATAAAGAGTCATGCTATTACTCCTTTGCGCACCCTTTCTATAAACTTATCTCTATCTAACTCCTCTTCGCTCCTAATTTCTAATAATACAAGACCTGTTTTCTCACAATATTCTTTCTTCAAGTTATCTCTTTTTTTCGATAAGAGAAAAGTTTCTCTATCAGTATGAAAATGCTTTACAAACTCGTCATGCTGATGGCCTTGAACTTCAATTACTAAGCCCAAATCTTTAATATAAAAATCAAAAAATAATCTTGTATTATTATACTTAATATAATATTCTCTCGATATAATATTATATGGAAATGTTTTTTCTAAAAAATCGTATGTAGCGTCAGAGAGTTTACTCATTAACTAACCCAGCCGTAGTCTTTACTCTTTCCCTTAATTCAGAGTACATTTCAACATTTTCCCTAAATAAAGATACTAAAGTAGATTTACCTTGGTATTTCTCCTCGTTATACGTAAACCACGCACCGGACTGTTCTATAATCCCAAAATCAACAGCAAGACTAACCACCTCGCTAATAAAATCATAACCCCGTCCATAGATAAGATTAATTTTAGCTGATCTCCACGGAGCAGATAATTTATTTTTAACCACCAAAAAACTACTCTCATGCCCTATTACTATACCTTCATCATCTATTATACGAGTATTTTTATGCTCGCCGCCTTCTACTTTTACACGACCAGTTGCATAAAAAGAAAGAGCTTCACCACCTGTGGGGACTCTGTCGTCTCCCCATTTACCTATGTTATGTCTAATTTGATTTATAAATATAAGAAGTGTATTAGTACGATTTGCTACAGGGGTTAACTTAAGACATGCCTTGCTCATGAGACGAGCAAGTAATCCTATATAGTTATCACTAATTTCGCCTTCTGCCATACTCTTTGGCAACAATGCTGATACACTATCCACAACGCACACATCTAATTCATTTGTTTTCATTAACTTCTCTGCTATTTCTAAGTTATCATCACCAGTAAATGCTTGAATTAAACACATTCTGTCAGGATTAACACCCACTTCTTTGCCCATACTTCTAACAAGTTTAGGATCCAATGAGTGTTCTGCATCTATGTACACTACTTCCATACCTCTCATTATAGCTTGCATACAAACACTAAGAGCAAGAGTAGATTTACCACTACTATTTGGGCCGTAAAATTCATATAACCTACCCCTCGCACAACCCCCATTACCTAATGAAGAATCGAGTGATAAACACCCAGTAGATATAGCATCTATCTTTAAATCTTCATGATCTCCTAAATAACTTATAACTCCTTCACCGTATTTTTTAGTGATAACCTGCTTTTGCAGCTCTAACGCACTTTTTTTCTTAACATCTTCCTTTTCCTTCTTTGTTACCATTATTTGCCTCCATATTTGCTAAAAGTTTATCTAATTCATTAGCTTTCTCTTTTAAATCTATTTTTCTATTATCTTCCATTTCTGTAATCATGCGTTCAGCTTCTTTCTCTCTCTGTTTAAGAAGCTTAGTATTTACTATGTGAAGTGCTTTTTCTGTTATCCAACCAGCTTTAGCTTGCCCTAACACTCTTATATCTATAGGATTTTTAAAATTAAACTCCTCTTCATTATCAAAAATAGCATCAATGATAACCACACACTGTTGAATAGCATTAAACTTATTAAGACCTTTTTCTTTACGGGATTCGACAAAAAGTCTTATTAAACGAAATTCATTTTTAATATTATCCACATAATATTTATACCTGTTAGGATATTTACTCCATAACCGCATAAAAAAATAATTACGTAAATCTATCAATGTAGTTATCTTATCATTCACTAATATAGGCTCTGTGACTTGATAACCGCATTCAATAGCTATGTTTTTAGCCTCTTCAGCAGTCTTAGATACTCTATATCCAAACTTCTCTATAAGTTTTATAGCCTCCTCAACCTGTACTTCATCCACAGATTTACCTTCTCCAAATAGATCTTGTTGATATAAATTCATATTACCTTCTCTTTAGTATAGTTAGTAATGCTGTGTGCTTGTCACTTTCCGCATCTTTAAATGTCACATAATTATTTCCCTCTGTAAAATGAATTTCTAATTTATCACTTATAAAATCTTTCAAAAGTGAATCAAGAAAATCACCATTCACATCAATATCTAAATTCGTTTCAAACGGAGCATCAAAATCCTGAATTGATTCAACAGTATCATTATTAAATAACAACCGATTGTCATTAAACTTAATCGTTAATCTACTATTATCTTCCTGGTCTAAAACACCAAGAAAAGTGTGAACAGTATCAGAAAAGTCAAGTCTTGGAAACGTAATAACTTTTTGTAATTCAAACATTGGTTTATAATTAGGGTAATCTTCATTAAGAATTAAACTACCTACAATGTATACATCATTAGATTTAATATATGCATGCCTACCCTCTAATCTCATAAACACTTGAGCATCGTCCTCTAAAATAGCTCTTAATATATAAGCAAGATTATATGTAAAAATATATGAAGTCTTCTCAATATCAGCATTTATAGCTAACTCAAATTCTGTAAGTTTAACACCATTTGTCCCAACAAACACTATTCCATCTTCTTTAATAATAACATGTAATCCTTGCATGGATCTTCTAATCTCACCAGGATTTACACAATGCATAACTTTATTTATTCCTCGCTTAAGAATATTACTATTAATAATAAGATGAGCTTCGCCAAAAGGCTTAACTGGTGGGTAATCACTTTCATAGATGGGCTCAAACCTTAAGCGTCTATAAGCTGGTTTATTAGACTGAAAATAAGTTTTAGTTTTTATAAGACCTTCAGGGCCTTCTACTATAAAATGAAAATCCTTAGTCCCATAACTATCCACTAGAGGAACAAACTTAGATACATATCCCTTAATAGTTCTAAGTTTTACTAAAAATTTTCCAGGTTTAATTACTTCACACTTGTCATTAGTAATAATTAAATGGACACTCCCATCTGTGGCCCTAAATTTAACACCATCCCCCGCCTCTACCATTATCATACCAGTATTATCATCTTCATTTATTCTAACTATGTTAGACAAACGAGCAATTATAAACTGCAATTCTTCTATAGGTATTTTAAACTCCATCTGCCTTCTCCTTTATTCCTTTAGCCTTATTTAACTCACTGTTTATATAATTAGACTTTATATCCATCATATTTTTAACCTTATCTTCACCTACATACCTAGTTATTTGGCTTATCATAAGTTGTGCGTCTGCTAACTCTTCTATTACATTATCCAAAGCTGCCTTCCTACCCCTACGAAAATGACAAAGAGCAAGAATCAATTCTGAACATTCTTCTATTGTCATCCTAAGCTGTCGATTCAACCCCCAAAAATCTAAGCATTCATCATATAATTTTAGTAAATCTTTTTCGTTTTTCATGTCTTCTCCATCTTGTATCTGACCACCCACTCATCCCATTATTGAATCCACAACCACATTTTGTAATATAAACACCACAATCTAAACAGTGCTCTTCCCATCCACTACAATAAGGAGTCCAACAAGGAATAGGCTCACAATAATCTGGATTCATGTTTTTATGGGTACATTTTAAAACTTTATCCCAAAATTTAACCATTTCTACAAGTCCTCAACTTTGCTAATTCCCAAACATAATCATATATATGTAACCCCTTGCTTGAAGCTATTATTTCCCCATCTTCCACACCAATTTCTGCACTCATATACTCTTTTAGTAACTGAATTCCGCCTAGATTAGCAGGAAGCCCATTCCACAAATCCCAAGATCTAAAATAAACTACAAAATTAAGTTTACCATCTAATATACGGCAATCTATAGACCTTAAACAAGGGGGATCTTTTAAGTATATATCAGAAGGCATAGACACAGACATGCAAGCCTGATTAGTCCTGTGACCATCAGTTTTATACATCTCTATAACTTCTTCAATCTGATACTCTAATCGTTCACCATATGTATAATCTTCACCGGGCTGTCTTATTGCACTCATTAGATAAGGTAGATACTCCTCTAAATACCCATCAGCG